GAAGGTAAATACAAAACTGAACTACTTGTGTCACAGAAGGATGCAAAGCCTTTAATTAAGATAATTGAGGATGCGGCTAAAGCAGAACATGGTTCAGAGAATTGCAGATTTCCTTACCAAAAAGATGAAGAGACTGGGGAAGTAGCGTTTAAACTACAGTCTAAGTACCAACCTAAATTCTTTGATACAACGGGTCAATTAGTGCCAGAGGGCAAAGAGCCAAGGATAGGCGGTGGTAGCCGACTTAGACTTAAAGGAACTTTGAACGTCTACAAGGTCTCAGGTCAAGCTGGTGTTTCAATACAACTAGCATCATGTCAGATTGTAGAAGCCAGCCAAGGCATGAATGGTCAAGGCTTTGATGCAGTCGAGGAAGGTGGATTTACAATAGATACATCGGCTGTCGATGGTAGTTTTGGTACTCCACAGGATGCGGACAACTTTGACTTCTAAACACAGATACCGAGGCATCAAAGAAGGCTATAGGTCAGGTCTTGAGGTGGGTGTAGCAGAAGAACTAAGGCGACTAGGTATACCATTTACCTATGAGAGCCAGAAGTTGACCTACACAATCCCAGCGCGGACTGCCAAGTACACCCCAGACTTCATTCTCCCGAAGGCTGGTGGTGTGTGGTTCTTAGAAACTAAGGGGCGATGGGTCACAGCTGATCGGCAGAAACATGTGTTGATCAAACAGCAACTACCACAGATCGACCTACGTTTTCTTTTTCAGAATGCAAACGCGAAACTGTATAAGGGGTCTAAGACTTCTTATGCTGACTTTTGCACAAAGAATGGTTTCACTTGGGCACATAAAGTGATTCCAGATGAGTGGATTGAAGAGTGTCATCTAGGCATGAAGCAAGCCAAGTAGCAGTAGCTACAAGACCAGCGAAGGCTGGATAAAGAGAGCCAAGGGCGGTCTTCGGATCGCCCTTTTTCTATAACAAGGGAAGCAAGAAACATGAGAAACTTTGTAGGCATACGATATGCACAGACACAGCTGATGAGAATACTAATGAGTGACAAATACAAAAAAGGCACTCTGACAGATAAGAAACAAGAGAAACTTGATGCACTTATCGAGTTTTGTGGTGCTTATGAGAAGCACAGGAACATCCAAGGAATGAACGATCACGATTTTACACATTATTGGAATGAAAGAGATGGATGAACAGCAAGAAGAGAGCACCTTTGTGTCTCACGAACCATGTGATGCCTGTGGATCATCGGATGCCAACAGCCTCTACTCTGATGGACATAGCTTTTGCTTCAGCTGTCTAAAGCACACCCCAGCTGACGGAGAGTACACGCCCAGCGCAACGTCAACTAAGACAGACAGTAGCCTACTTACAGGCGACTATATGGAACTGCGGTCACGTAAGTTGACTGAGCAGACGTGTCGTAAGTTTGGTTACTTTGTGACTAAGGACAACAGAGGCGATCCAATACAGGTGGCTACCTATAAGGATGCCAAGGGTAAAACAGAAGGCCAAAAGATTAGAACCAAAGACAAGCAGTTTCCTACCATTGGGAAGATCAATGGTCTCTTTGGTATGCACTTATGGTCAGCTGGTAAGAAGCTGGTGATTACAGAAGGCGAAATTTGTGCAATGAGCGTATCGCAAATCCAACAGCATAAATTCGCGACAGTTTCTGTGAGGAATGGCGCACAGGGCGCAAAGAAGAACCTGTTGGAAAACATTGATTACCTCAACAACTTTAAAGAGATAATCTTAATGTTCGACATGGATGATGCTGGGCAGAAAGCCGCCATTGAGTGTGCTGAAGTCTTGCCCATAGGCAAAGTTAAGATTGCTGTCTTACCACACAAAGACGCCAATGAATGTCTTGTGAAAGGTGAGGCTGGGGCAATCATCAATGCCATCCACCAAGCGGCTGACTACAGGCCAGATGGCATAGTCCAGATGTCTGACATGCGAGATACTGTAGCAACTCCAGATGCCGTTAGCTCGATGCAGTACCCTTACCCAAGACTTAACAACATGCTTAAAGGGATACGCCAAGGCATTGTGACCATAGTGGCTGGTAGTGGCACAGGTAAGTCTACATTAATCCGTGAGATTGCTTACAACCTTCACATGTCAGGAACACGGGTTGGCATGTTGATGCTAGAAGAAAGCACCAAGCGTACAGCCCAAGGTCTCGTTGGTCTCCACATCAATAGAAACATTGTGATTGACGAGGATGCGGCTACTACAGATGAGATAAAGACAGGCTTCGATGACTTACTGTCTCATGGTCAAATCTACCTCTTCGATCACTATGGGTCATTCGACATCGACACTGTATGTAACCGCATCAGATACATGAAGCATGGTCTAAAGTGTGATGTAGTATTCTTAGATCACATATCGGTGTTGGTAAGTTCCTATTCGGGAAAAACAGACAACGAGAGATTGCTGATAGATCACATAATGCACACACTAACTGTCTTATGTATCGAACTGGATTTAGCATTAATCCTTGTGTCCCACTTGAAGAGACCAAACTCCGAAAGAGGCCACGAAGGTGGCGATAGAGCACAGCTGTCACAGCTGAGGGGAAGCCACAGCCTAGCACAGCTGGCAACTGCTTGCATTGCTATGAACGTGGACAGTGAAGACCCAACATCAGGCAAGAGAGAACTTGTCGTACTAAAGAATAGGCATACGGGTTTCGTAGGCCAAGCGGATGAACTTCAGTACAACCGCGACACAGGCAGACTAACTGCCACTGATAGTAACTTCGGTTTCTAAAAACTCCCCCAACCCCCCCAACATTAGTAAAGCAAAGGAACACGTATGCGTGGAATCTCAGTAACGTCCAGAGAGGCGTTTGCAAACACAGACTTAACAAAGAACACAAGGATGGTCTTTGATGTCATCCAAGCCGCTGGAGCAAAAGGTTGCATCAGTGCGCAAGTGCAGCTGGCACTCAAGCACATGCCATATGGTTCAATAACCAACCACTTCAAATGGCTCAAAGACGCTGGGCTGATCACAGTCATCGGGAAGAGACTAAGCCCCTACGGACGCAACCAGCAAATCTTCAAAGCAACAAGACCACTAAATGCACAAGGGGAGCTATTCCGATGAATACAACAGGCACACATGAATACACAATGAACGAATATCAGGCTGATGCGGCCTCTACCATGATCTACAAGTGGAAGGTCATCTATCCAGCTTTGGGTCTAGCTAATGAAGCTGGTGAGGTATTGGGAAAAATCAAGAAGTTGATTCGTGATCACGATGTAACTTTTGATGGCATAGACACCATCCCAGCGCAGAAGAAAGCTGAGATAGCAGACGAGCTAGGAGATGTGCTTTGGTACATCGCGGCTCTAGCTAAAGACATCGGTATCACCTTGAATGAAGTAGCGGCTATTAATCATGAGAAGCTAACGTCACGTAAGAAACGTGGGGTTCTCAAAGGCTCTGGTGACAAGCGATGAGTCGTTGGATATGGGACTTAGAAAGCAATGGTCTCTTAGATACCATCCACACTATCTGGTGCATTGTCTGCCGTGAGGTGGACACTGGCGAGGTACGCACATTTAAACCAGATCAGATTGAAGACGCACTTGAGCTACTAGCCAGTGCTGACGAAATCATCGGTCATAATATAATAGACTACGACATCCCAGCGATACAGATTGTCTATCCAAATTGGACAACTAAGGCCAAGGTTACTGACACTCTAGTCCTCTCAAGACTAATACATGGCGACATGTTTAATGAGGATGCTGAACGTAACTTCAGTGTCTCTAAGTTTCCAAAGAAATTCTGGGGAAGCCATAGCCTAAAGGCTTGGGGTTTTCGCCTTGGTGACTTCAAAGATGACTATGATGGTGGGTGGGAAGCCTACAGTGAAACTATGCTTTCATACTGCGTGACTGACACTCAGGTGACTGACACTCTTTACAAGAAGTTGATGAAGACTGAGCCTACGCAGAAGTCTATCGACCTTGAGCATCGTATGGCCTCTATCTGTCGTGAGATTGGTAATAACGGCTGGACATTTGATGAGAAGAAAGCTGGTGAACTATATGCTGAACTTGCACAGAAACGTCATGTCATCGAGGAAGACTTAAAGGAACTATTTCCACCTTGGGAAGTAACCGAAGACTTCTATCCTAAAGTCAACAACAAGGCTCGTGGGTATGTGAAGGGTGAACTGTTTGTCAAATCAAAGACAATCTACTTTAACCCAGCTTCTCGCGTCCACATCCAAAGATGTCTTGTGGACAAGTACAAGTGGAAACCAAAGCACTTCACACCCAATGGTCAAGCTAAGATCGACGAGACTATCTTGGCTGGTCTTCCGTACCCAGAGGCTAAAAGGCTTGCTAAGTTCTTCTTAATTCAGAAGCGGATTGGTATGCTGGCTGAAGGTGCTGGGGCATGGCTTAAAAAGGTCAGTGCCGATGGCAGACTACGACACAGGCTGAATAGCAATGGCTGTGTCTCTGGACGCGCAACAGCTACATCCCCAAACTTACAGCAAGTACCTAGTGCTGGATCGCCGTATGGCAAAGAGTGTCGTGAGTTATTTACAGCACCGAGGGGTTGGTATGTCTGCGGAAGCGATCTTTCGGGCATCGAATTGAGGCTCTTAGCTTCCTACCTTCACCCCTATGATGGCGGCGAGTATTCTAAGCAGATACTTGAGGGTGACATCCACACCTACAACCAACATGCAGCTGGTTTAGCTACGAGAAACCTAGCGAAAACTTGGGTCTATGCCACCCTGTATGGCGGTGGTGATAGGCTGATAGGTGCTATTGCTGGCGGTGGTGCAAAGAAGGGTAAAGAACTCAAAGACAACTACGACAAGGCTGTCCC